CACGCAAAGATATCAAGGGCGACTATAGTGCTGATGTCCGTTATGGAATGCTTGCAGGTCTTAACCCAGCACAGGGTCTTATCTTTATGCTACAGGCTCTTGGTGGAGGACTTATCTCCAAAGACCTAGCAATGCGTGAACTTCCATTCACAGTAAACGTCACACAAGAATTAGAAAAGATTGAAGTTGAGAATATGCGCCAAGCCTTGCTCGGCTCTTTGACTGCATATACTCAAGCGATTCCTGCAATGGCAACACAAGGGGCAGATGCCTCTGATGTTGTTCGCAAAATTGCTGCAGTCATTAAGGCTCGCCAGAAGGGTGTAGCACTTGAAGATGCGATTGAAGAATCATTCGCACCTGCAGAGCAGGTTCCTTCTGCTGGGGCTATGCCTGAAATGGTTGAGCAACCGTCCCCTGCTCCCTTAGGTGCACCAGCAGAAGGCGCTCTTCCTATGGAAGGTGGACCAGAAGTACCACCAGCAGCAGGAGCACCAGACATTCTTAGCCTTTTATCCAGCCTTTCAGGCGGAGGAGAAGCGAACGCAAGCGTAAGAACTATTCGACGACGATAATCAAGGAGGGGACACGTGACAACGATTATTGGAATTGAATATGATGACCACAGCATTCTTGTTGCTGATAGCCGTGTAACCGATGATTCAGGTCGTATATACGCTCACAAGGTAATGAAGAAGATTGCTCAACGCGGTGCGGTACTTATCGCTGGCGCTGGAGAAGTTGGTCCGTGTGATATCGCACAGAATATCTGGGTACCACCACAGTTTACAGCGAAAGATAAGAAAGATATCTACCGCTTTATGATTACCAAGGTAATGCCATCATTACGCAAATGCTTGATTGATAATGGTTATAACTTTGATGAAGACAAAAAAGACGGAATGAGATTCCAGTTCCTGATTTCAGTCGGTGGAGAAATCTTTGATATCGACGAAGACCTGTCGGTTATGAAGAGCGAAGACAATATGTACGCTATAGGTAGCGGCGGTCCTTTCGCATTGGGCGCATTGTATGCAGGTGCTGACCCACTTGATGCAATGGAGATAGCATCTAAGGTAAGTGCTTACTCTGCTCCTCCTTTTTATCAGGAGATTCAGCACAAATGAGTAAGTTTAACGATGCCATAGAAAAGGCAATGAGGATTCTTGCTGAAGAACTAGAAGATTCAGAGAGCCAAATCTGTACAGGATGGGTTCTTGTTAGCGAGTGGTCCGACTTTGAAGGCACTCGTTATCTAATGACAGACGTAAGTGACAATATGAACCCTTGGTTAGCCAAAGGTATGTTGCTTAGCGCTGAAGAATATTCATATACACCAGAGGAGAAGTAATGGTTAGCGGAGGATTTCGCCCTACTGCATCACAGAATGACCCAATGACTGTGTCTCCTAATGGTGGTAATGGTCAGTCAGGAAGATTTGTGGCGCAGAAGGTAGCAAAGGCTACGCAACTTCGTCCATCTGGATTTGCACAAGGAGAAAATACGGCTATGGCACAACAGATTAGCGAAGGTGGCAACGTATCTACAACAGCCAACGCTGCCAATCCAGCATCACAGTTGCCAAAACCAGGTGCAGGAGAGGGAATGGCTCAGTTACTTGGAGCAATCAGCCCACTTGATGCAGAGCCAGATACTTATTTGCCAGCAACCGACGGTGTTGACTTTGGTTCAGGACGTGGGAGTGAAGCATTGCCTCCAAGTATCAATCCAAACAATCGTCAAATTGAGAATGTAGATTTAGTTAAGCGCTATCTTCCAGACTTGCTCAATGCTGCACGTATGCCTGGTGCTCCAGACTCATACAAGAGGATGGTTAATGCCCTGATGCGGGAGTTGATGTAATGCAATGGATGGAGAACACATTCTTCGACCATCTAGATAGATTCGGAAACTCACTAGGGTACGAAAACTTCGGCATTGCTTTTATGCTATCTATGGTTCCTTGGGACAGCCCAACAGATAGAGATAATTTTATTAGAGAGATTACAGGTCAAGACGTTAAAGGCGGAGAACCTTCTAACTTTAACCCAGAGTATTTGGAGTTCTAAATGGCTTTTTGGGATAACTTTAAGAAGGCTTTAGGCGGCGATAAAAAAGCAGCCCAGAAAGTCGTTGATACCCTCTCGCCTTGGAACATTGGCAAGAATATTACAAAGGGCGTAGCAAAGCAGGTCGTCAAAGAAGTAAAAGAGGCTGGAGAATTCTACGAGCCCATTACTAAACCACTTGGCAAGGCTGCTGGTTTTTTAGGAAAAGGAGTAATGGCTCCGTTTCAGGCTCTAGGTGTACAACCTGGTGCAGGTCCTGGTGCTGCAGTGCTCAAGGCTGGAACACAGGTAGGTCTCACTCGCGCTGCTGCAAAGGTAGCAACTGAAACTGGCACAGACTTAAATAATCTTCTCAAAGATGGTATGGTTGAATATGCTGCACAGACAGCAGCAGAAGCAGCAATTCCTTTTGACCCACTACTTCAGGCTTCAATTCAACTTGAAGAAAAGGTTCTAAGTCCATACGTTAAGCGTCCTATATCTACGCTAGCGCTTTTGACAGACCCAGAAAGCCCTTTATTTGAGGATGATGCTTATGGCAAAGGTATTCAATTAAGCGATATCCAAACTGCTTACAATCGAAGCAAGGATGTATCGCTAGGAGTAGCCCTAACTAAGTCTTATCTAAACCCATTCCACATTACAGGCGTATCTGATGCCATCCTAGAAGATGGTGGTATTGATATTGACCGAGTCAATCTATGGAATGATGCTGATATTCAGGCTAACTTTGTAGATAATACAACAGGTCGTTGGCTTACTGGATTCACAGATGCCTTGGTTGGCAATGCTGCGGTAGTCGGCGCTGCTAGTGGTTCAGTTAGTGCTCTTAAAGGTATAGCACGTCTATCTGGCTTGAACAATAAGATTAATGTTTACGATGTAGATGCTATCTCTAAACTAGAGAAACTAGCAGATGACCACATCTCAGGTGTAACTCAAACATCTTTTGGTACTGACATTGTCAATATGGCAGATACCCAAGACATTGTTTTGATTAATAAGATTCTTAAGCCACACACAAATAACCCTCGTTTGGCTGCTTTGATTAAAGAAACAAATGACCCTAACTTTGTTAGAGACTTATTGCTTGCAGATAAGGGTTACGGTCCAGCGATTGAGCGTCTAATCAACGCACGTAAGACAGATGATTTGTGGTATGCCTCCAATGCAGGTGCTGAAGTTGCAGCAGATTACGCCAAGACTGGTGCATATCGTTCGTACAATGCACAGGCTAAAGAGCGCTGGAGCGCAGCATTCGATGATGCTATTGCTAAGAACCCTGAATCTCAAGATATCTTTGATGCTTTCTTGCAGGACCGCTATGACGCACAGACTGGTCAGTTCCTCCCAGAACCACGTGTTCTAGGTACAACCTATAAGCCAGTAGAACCAATCATCGGACGTAGTGCTACTATCAAACTGCGTGAGACAAAGCAGAAGTTGGCAGCAGGAACTGAGGTTCGTGACTATAGCGATGTCGGTGGCGTAGCCCAGATTATGATTGGCAGTGGTCGTCGCAATGGCGCAGCCACAGCCTTGATGCACTTTACTGGCAGCAAACTTCCTCGTGGAATCATTAGCCATTCTGGTCTACGACCAGCAGATGCTGTTGAGGAAATCAATGCTTGGCTAGATGACGTCCCACTATTCCGTCGTGGTGGCAATATGGTCAAACTTGCAGACGGAACTCAGATTTCTGCAGCACAATATCGCCGCAATCTTATTGATAGAACCCTGATGGCTAAGACTGATGGCGAACGAGCAGGATTGTTCAAGGAAATGAACATTCAGGTAGCCCTAGACACTTTGAATACAATGGGCTTAAGCCGTGTTCAGGCTAAGCGTTTCGTTGATGAGATGATGGACAGCATCAGCAAGTATCACAATGACTTATCTCGTGATTCATTTGCTATTGACCCAAGCGGTTATCGAGTAATCGTTAGTCCACAGACACAACGTCAACTTGCTAACGCAACTCCTCTTATCCCAATGGGCAAGATTGTTCGTGAAGTATCCAACGTAAAGGGTACTTTCAATCCAAAGAGCAACGTATTTACAGACACAGGACGCCTAGCGTTTGAGTCTGGTAACAAGATATTCTCATTTGCACAGTTGGTTCGCCCAGCATATATCCCAAAGAACTCAATCTTTGAACCTCTCAATGCGGCTGTTATGTCACAGGGTTCTAAGTTCTTGGTAGACAGCACCCAGTCATTCGTTAAGAACAGCCTATTCAACAATAAGAATAGATTCTTTAGCGCAGTCAATAAGGCTAACATCAAAAGCGCAGCGCGTAAGAAGGCTCTTAAAGATGAATACGCCCAGTATACAGAGCAGATTGAACAGGCTGTAGATATCGCTGACAATGCTGTTGCTGAATGGGTAGAGTTCTTTATCAATCCAAACGCCCGCTCCCCTGTTACTAAGGCTGATAATGTTGACCTAGTCAAGGCTGACTTGCGGGCAGCAGAGCGTTTACTTGCTAACCTTGAGAAGAAGGCTCGTGACCGTGCAGATGAATACAATACTGTGCGTGAAGAAGTGCCTAGCCTATATGGCTTAGTACGCCGAGTTCAGTATCTTAAGTCAGTAAATGACCCACGATATGCAAGCGATATTCGTGCTGCTGAACTAGCAATAACTAAGGCTGCTGGTGATATCAATACACTAGCCCCTGACTTAAATAAACTTAACCTCAGTGTCAAGAATGCTTACGATGATATCGATAAGATTCTTGTTGAGATGGGTCCATCCCGTAAGGCATTAGCCGATGAGTGGTCTGTTGCTGATAATCGTCGTATTCGTCGCAAAGGTCGTCAAGAGGAACAGGGTTATGTCTTAAGCAATGGACAGACCATTAACATTCCTCGCCTTGAAAGCGAGAACCACCTAGGT